TCTGTCTTTTCTTTCGTCTTTTAAATAGTATTTTACTAAATCAAAACATGCTAGTTTTAAATCTTCTGGAGTAGATGAATAACCTGCGTTATAAACTACTTCTACTGCTTTTCTTCCTTTTGGAAAGAAAGCGTCTCCAGTTGCTGTTGTTCTATAAATAGTATCTCGATCAATGTCTATTGTATACTCATACTTACCACTGCCATCTGAGTTACCAGTTATTAAAGTTGTATAACTGTCTGCTTGTCCTGTTCTTTCTTTTACAGAAGTTACACTTACAAGTGGACTTTCGTCTACTAAAATTGCATTTGTGTAATTATCATAGATATCAAAGTACTCTGTTTTTGCAGTAGTATAATAATCTATGATAGTCGTGCCGCAGTATGTCTTCACTGCTTGGCTGACTGCGGGAATTATAACATTAATCTTTGAGTCCTCACTTACACCTGTGAGTCCTGCAAAGTCTTTGTACTGTTGTAATGTTACTAAATTCGCCATAATTCATAAAAAGTGGGGCGATAGGCTCGCCCCAAGCCATTTATCCGTTAAGGGATTAATTAAGATGCTTTGTACATCTGTGCCCACTTTGAAGTAGCGCCGTCGATTAGATCGATGAAGCCAAGTCTTTGTGAAGCTACAAGTACTCTTCTCTGGTTAGCAACTTCGTAATCTGACTCAATGGTTACACCTCTAAGTCTAGGCATTACGTAGTTTCTTGTGTAAACAGCTACAGCATTAAATTTAGCAGCTGCTTTGGTTGCGAATTCGTCACAGAGTAAGACTCTTGATCCGAAGACTTGTCCAATTTCACCAGATAGTTTAGTTGCCATATCGCCAACTAGGTTAGCATCTTGGAACTCAGCGTCTTCTAGCAAGTTGTAGTACACGTCTTGTGATACGACATATACAACGTCTTGTGGGTTAACGCCATATTTACCCATGTTCTTTCTTAAAGCAAGAAGATCAGCTGCAGTCACAGAATCAGAAGCTGCGAAAGTTCCTGATGGTTGTGTGTAGTCTGAATCACCTCTTGCTAACTTAAGAAGACCTGCAAAAGAAGCACCGCCAGTACCGAAAGCACCGTCAGCATCGTCACCTGCTAAAATAGCATTCTCGATTGCTCTTGCGTGTGATCTAACCATAGACTCTCTAATTAAAGGAAGAATTGGTAAGATTGCATCTTCTTCAGTTTCGTTACCTAAGTAAGATTGTGAAATAAGTTTTTTGGTTGAAAGAGTTCTTTCTGTTAGATCAACCCCGCCGAAAGGTGAACCATAAGTGTCTCCTCTCTGTGCTAAGTTACCGTGTGGTGAACTTCCAGAAGCTGTTTGGTTAGACTGGAATTCAGCATAACCGCTATCTGGTAGAATTGGGATAATCATGTTAGCAGAAGTCATTGGGATTTCTCTAAAGAGAGGTGCCAAGACTAATTCATTTTGAATATCTCTTTCAATGTTTGTAGATACGATTTGCTCGAAGTCAGCAGAGGAAACACCAACACCTGAATGGGCGTTAACTTTTTCCATTACTGATCTACCGTATTTGTTGTCCCAACCTTTACCAGTTGCAAGACCTGCAAATTTAGCATCTAAAATATCTTGTTCGAAAGCTTTTTTCCAATCGCCTTGACCTTTTCTATCTGAAAAATGTCTTTTTGACTCTCTGATAGACATGATTTCTTCTGATTTCTCAGCTAATTGAGCTTCGAGAGACTTAACAACTTGCTCTAAATTAGAGTAGTCATCTTTCACTCTTTTCTCAACTTCATTCATAAGTTTTTCGGCGCCAGATAATCCAGCTTGAACGATAGTTTTTTGCTCTTCCTGTTTTGCTTCCTCAGCTTTAGCTTCTTGAGCAGCTTTTTCAGCAGCCTCTTCAGCAGCTTTTAGCTCAGCAGCCTTTTGCTCAGCTTGTTTCATTGCGATAGAAGCAGCAGTATCTTCTGCCACTTTTCTAGCAAATGCTTCAAGATCGAACTCAGGTTTGCTTACAGGAGCTTGTTTTTCATTTGACATAGTAGTCTCCATTACTTGGGCTGATGCCCCGTTTGGCTGCTCAATTTCAACAGCGTCTGCTGAATCTTTTGAGTTAGCCTTATAAAAAGTGTGCTTAAACTTATTGTATTCATCCATAGAATTAAATGACTTTGATAACCCAAAGGTTGCCCCTTGGTTACAAGGCACTGATACTACAGACACTTCGAACAGTTCTGCGTCCTTAATTTTATATCCGTCAGTTTCAGTCATGTATTCAGAATCCTTGCACCTGAAACCAACAGAAAATGCTCCAAGGACTCCGTCTTTAATTAGTTGTGTTACATCACCAGCAGCTTTTGAAATTTTCGCTGAAATTTCTAAACCTTTGTCTGTAACTTGAATATCTTTTGCTCTACCAATGGGTTTATCATAATTGTGATTAAACAAAATGATTGGATTGTTTTTAAAGTTTTCTAATCCGCCTTTAGTCCAAGCTTCTGACTCTATAATATCGCCTGCTCTGTCTAATGCTGTAGTACTTGCAGAGCCTTTGATTTCTACACCTCCGTCATCGGTTTCACCCAATGATTTAAAAGTGCTTGTCCAGTGATAAATTTTATTTGACATCTTCTTTCTCCACTTTTGTTACCTTTGTAGTTACTTTTTTAGGCGTAACTTTAGGTGCTGGCTTTGGAGCAGGTGCTGGTGCTACTAGAGTTTCCAAATCAATTGGGTATCTTTTCTGCATAGCAGATAAAACTCTAGTCCAACTACCAAATGCTCTTCTTAAAAGATAGTCTTTTACTGGTACATCATTACCAAGACCTTTATAGTCTGAAAGAGAAATAGTATCAACTTTACGTTTTACTAAAAACTCTGATAATGCTTTTGCCATCATATCTTTTGTCATATTAATTTTCCTCGCTTGGCGGAGTCTCAACTGGTCTTCCACCTTCTTGTGGGTTTGCTGCAGAACCTGCTATATTTGCAGGTACTCTTGGTTCATCAAACCCTTTTATAGGATCTTTGCCTAGTGCCTTTCTTGCTTCATTTGCTGAAAGTATTCCAGTATTAACAAGTGTTGCATAGTAGGCTGCTTGATCTCTTAGTTCTGGTTGTAAAGCAGGTACTCCTGTTACATCTTCTGATAGATTAAAACCAAAAAATCTTTCCAGTGCAAATTTAAGTTTTCTAACTACGGGCAATACTGTTTCTAAGTAATAAAGTCTATGGTTTGGGCGAATATTCGCATTATTTCCACCGTCAAAAAGAATAGGTGGAATACCCATAGCTTCTAGAATTACTCTTTCACTTGCCTTGATAGAATCCTGAAAATCTAATTCTTTGAAATTGATATTTGTTAAATTATCAACTTCTAAACCCCCATCAAGAATAAGAGGTCTTCTACCTCCTGTATTCGGATTATATCGAATACTCCATGCTTGTAACATTCTTTCTTTTATTTTCTCAGAAAGAGTGTTTGGTGATTTTAATACTAAACCTGGTACAGCTCCATTTTTAAAGAAGTTATCTTGAAAGTTTCTCATAGAGGTTAAAAGTTGCATAGTTCTATATGCTGGTTTTAATCTTGGTACACCTCTATAAATGGAGTTGAAACTGTTTTCTTTTATATGTATAATTTCGTTTACGCTATAATCGATACTATTGTCAAATGAGTATTTCTCTACGTAAGTTTCATCGTCTGAATAGATTGTGACTTTATCAGCAGGTAGATGGTAAAGATGTGCTCCATCGTAATAAATAAATATATTACCATCTATGAGTAGATCAATTATTAGGTTTCTTTTAAAAGTACTTACATCTTGAAAAGGATTTGGCTCCTTATTCAAAAGTAAATCTAACCTAGATCTACGCATGTTTTTTATGATGTTATTAACTCCTACTATTTGTTCACCTACTGTGAAAGGAATTTCAGAAACATCGTCAACAATCATGTTTACAGCACGATTAACTATTTCTAGTTGTTCATATGCATTTCTATAATTAGTAGGAATTTCACGAGAATCAATAGTCATTCCCTCTTCACGGGAAATAACATATTGAGCAGGATTAAGTTTTTCCTCTCGTCTTCCTAAAAACCTGTCATACCATGCCATATTTGTCTCTCTGTTTCTCGACCCAATTTCTTTGTTTCTCTGCTGTAGTCAATTTGGGTCGTTTTCCATAAATTGAGTGTAGTCGTAAATGATGAGCATGGCAGAGAGTTGCTGCAGCGTTATAGACTTTATCGTAGTTTTCATCAATAAAGACTTCACGAATCTCTAGTATGTCTTGTTCATTCTTAATAATAATATTTTTCTTTCTTAGCCAAGTTTCTAGTAGTTCGGTTAGTCCGTAATAATGATGAAAATCTAAGTTCTCAGTACTGCCGCATATATAGCAATTATTTGCTTTTCTATATTTTGATTTAGCCTTGTCTCTTACGTATTTAACTAAATCTCTTTTGAAGTTCATATTTATACTCTTAATTAGAATTATACCAAAAAGTCACATCTGATGTCAAGAACTGTTTTTTATTAGGTATTGTCAAAACGTAGTCGCTGAAGTTTCGAATGTATAAAGAGCGTATCGTAAAGCATCTGCCATGTGAGATGACATGTCATGTTTTGGCTTTTCTTTTAATAGGTTAGGGTTTGGATCCCATTGATACTGATCTAATGATATCATCACATGTTTGCATTTTTGGTCTACAATAAGTTTATTATTTTCTACTATTCCTGCAACATGACCGATACCGTCAAGTACAGATTTCTTTGCGTTAATAGTAGTAATGTCATAGTTTTGTGCAAAATCAAAACGAGTTTGCTGAGCTGCAGAGTCAATGTATATCCAATCAATATTCCATTTATCAATCATTCCTCTGATTACTGCAGCGTGTTGTTCGGTTGTTCTTTCTGCATCGAGATATTCATCAAGCAAGTAGTATTTTTCTTCATCCCAGTCATAGGCAATAACACAGAAAGCTGTTGGATCTTTATAACCAACGTCAAGTCCTGCAAAGACATCCATTTTTGAAGTATCAAATTGTGTTAAATCTGCAGTACATTCTTCATGATTAAATGCCCAGATTTGTCCTTCAAATACATTAAAGTCTGCAAGATATTCTTGTGCAAACTCATTTTGTGACATTGTTTTCTTTGCTTCTTTAATATCATCTTCTGATACACGAGGATTTTCATGATAAGTGGCTTTTATACTACACCATTCTGGAAATTCATCTGACCAACCTCTGTAATAAAACTCTGCAAAGTAATTATTTCTTCCACGAGGTGTAGAAATAAAAATTGCTTTAGAATTTTCTTTATCGAGCGTTGGCCGAAGTGCCACATTAAAAGCGTCTTTGCCATCTGTAAGTGCAGCCTCGTCGAAGATGATTAAATCGTAAGAACGACCAACAACAGAGTCTACCTGGTTGATAGAACCCATTCTAATTGTTGATTGATTTGAAAGTTCGATAACTTTATCTTTTGCATTATCTCTTGTAACTTCTAAATCAAA